ATCAGCGTTGTATTGTTGTCTGCAAATGATTCTGAACTGGTTGTTAAACTATCTGCGGCTAATTCGGATACAGTTAGGCCAGACACGTTTAATGTTACAGAACCACTACTACCACCACCGCTTAAACCAGTTCCAGCCGTAACCCCAGTAATATCTCCAGTGTTAGTTGTATAACCAAAACTCTCTATTCTATCATTAATAGCCGCACTAGTCATCAGTGTTGTGTCGTTGTCTGCAAACGATTCCGCACTGGTTGTTAAGCTGTTTGCGGCTAATTCAGAGACGGTAAGACCAGACACGTTTAGTGTTACACTCCCAGAATCTCCTCCACCAGATAGTCCCGTACCAGCCGTAACCCCTGTTATGTCGCCTGTGTTGGTTGTAAATCCTGCATCGTTATCAAAAGCGGATAACCCAATTTCACTTGCGGCTTTACGAGACTCAGTTGTGCCGTTCTGTAAGATAAACTCCGTTGTGCCAGAAACATCTCCTGTCATGTCTGTTAGTTCGGAGAAATCTAGATTTAGTGTTACTGTGCCACTAGAACCGCCACCGCTAAGACCAGTACCTGCGGTTACTCCTTCTATGTCACCTGTTGAACCCGTTGCTACTGCCGTAACTCTACCTTTAGCATCAAGAGTGATGGTATCTATTTTTGTTCCGTTAGCAGTCGAACCGTATGTAGCCGCTCCTGCACCGCCATCAGGAAGTCTATCTTCAGGTAACGTACCACTGGATATTTCAGAGGCATTCAAACTGGTTAGATTGCGCCCATCTAATGCAATTATATGCCCACTCGCATCTCTAAACACTGCCTTCTCTGCTGGCTGTGTTACAAAGATATCTCGTGTCCCAGACCCCCAGTTTACAGCACTGTCAGAATTACTAGACTGAAGTATGGTTGTACGAGCGAGTGTCGTACCACTTGCTGTATATGTACCTATACCCACCTCAAAGTCTGTACCGTCCGTACAGCAATAGTAGGTGGTGTTCCCGTTACCAATAACAGAAAAAGCCTCAAAGCCAGTAGACGCACCCCCAAGAGTGTACGTACCCGTGCCTGTGGTGGTAGTCGTTTCTTTTATTCTATCAGCAACAACAAGTGCCATAGTTATTATGCCTCAGTGATAGTTATCGAATCTGCAGCAAAGCGTAGAGTGTCCCCATCTGCTATAGTCTTAGATGCTGTTAAAGCACCGTAGTATAGCATGTTACCACTAGAAGAAGCGTCCCATATACCAAAGTGAGTTACTGTTCCAAAGTTTCCACCACTAGCTGTAAACTCTTCTACAGAGCTGTTAGTAGCTGTGCCGTTAGTGGCGTGTGCCGCATTGAAAGTTATTACTTGACGTGAATAGCCGTTACCTGACAATTCTGTTCCAGAAGCATCATCTGTTGGATTGGCAGTGTGCAGAGACAGATACACGTTACTAGGTGCGGATGTAGAGGATGTTCCTAAGAAGTGGTCTAACACCCTTTTCTCCAAGTAGTCGGATTTTGCAGACATAGTTTACTCCTTATCTATATCGTTTTGTTTTAGCACGTATCTTTTTAGGCTGTTTGACGTGCTGTTTACCAGCCTTAGTTCCTTTTCTTTTAGCACGCGTGGTAGCCGCGTACTCCTGTGGCGACAACGCCTTGATAGCTGCTGTCGGTAGATACCGTTCTCCAGTTTTACTGGACGGTTTCCCACTCTTCGTTCTCCATTTCTGCTTTGTCCAGTTCTTTAAAGAACGTTGGCTCTTTTTTAAGGCCATTTTCTTTCTCCACCATCTTCATTACATACAGTAAAGTTTGTTCGCGAGACTCATCCCTGTGTAGTTTATCCAGAGCATCGTCTATCTCATCCCATGACCAAGGCTTATTCTTTACTAGTAATTTTATTCTATCTAAAGACCTTTCAACAGCAGTCTTGTATCGGGTATGTAAAGTGTCTAGGATAAACGGGGCGTTCATAAAAAACTCCTAAATACTCTATTATATAAACCAGACAGAGATTTAGCAAGTAGTTTATAAAGTCATAATTATGAAGACAAGTAATCCGATAAAAACGACACATCCTGCCACAACTGCACTGCCTATTTCTACGTTATGCACAAGTTCTTTATGTCTACGTATCTTCTCTAAACGTGCCTGTCGTTCTGCCTCTTTTGCTTGCTGTATTCTTTTAGCTCGTTCCGCTATGATTCCTTCCCAGACACCGGGGCCAAAGCGCATATTTATCAGGTTCTTCATCTCCTGCATATGCTCTTGTGCAAGTTTAGCATTGATTGTTTCTTCTGCAATAGTATTTACAGCAAACGGGTCTTTCTGCGCTTTACTTCGTTTTTTCTGTATTTGCTGTTCGCCCTCGAACAACCCATCTATATACTTTGCAATATCTCCTATATCATTGCAAGTGTTGATAGCTTTTTTTATCCCGTCCACACTCGCTTTGACAAGTGTGATACCTGCCATAGTTTCTGCTAGCATTTAAGTTCCTTTCAAACTTTACAGCTATTTGTAACCCCCGCCTGCTTTTTTATATTCACTAGCAAGCAACTGTGCTTTTCTTGCTGACCACTGCCCAGCCTTACCGCCCTTAGTTCCAGCCTTTATTCTATTAAATAATCTTTTTCTCATACTGGGCTTAGTGTAGTTGCCAGCTTCATTAACTCTACTCTTGCTCTTCGTTTTAGGCTTCGACGATTTGCTAGCTTTTCTAACTTTGCCACCCTTCGCTTTTTCTTCAACACCCTTGATTTTGCCCTTGTTTGCGGTTGCATAGAAGACTTGTTCACCTTTGTTCGCTCCGTAAGTTTTCTTCATAGAAGACATGATTTCTTTTCCTTTTTTGTTAAGTGGCATACTCCTCTCCTATTTATTCGGGTCGTATAATTCTTCTATAGCTACAAGAGCTATAACTTGACTTGCACTAGAACCCACCCCAGATAGTGCATCCCCCGCATTCATAAAGAATGGTTTTCCGTCGTCAAATACGTATACAATGTTTGTGGCTGTAGCTATGTTAAACGCATCCAATATCTGCTGTGCAGAACCACCAGACACAGTAATTGACAGGTCAAACGTCCTATCAGTAATGTCCTTATTAGAAAATGCAAGAAGTTTTATGACAGCCGTATGATTTGTAGGGCATGTATATATAGGCGTTGTGGATGTTCCTAAGGGGATTATCTTGCTTACAAACTTGACAACATTTAAATCAGGCATCGTTTTCTATTTGCCTCATCCTGTCTACTAAACGTCGTGCGCGGTTAGGCACTTGCGTATACCAACGCGAGTCAACCATCTCATCAGCCGCATTAGACCAGCTTCGAGCATCAACTCCTGCCTTCATACCCTTAAACTTAGATAGGCGTGGATAACCAAGATTGAACATCATGTTTGCTATGATTAACTGTGCCTCTTCTGGCAAGTCATCAAAGTCTTTGTAAAGCCTGTGACAGTCCTCTATTGTTACGGCAATATCTAAATTAAATGCAGATTGTACACGGCTCTGTTCTATAACAGTTCCTACGTCCTTGCCGTACTCAGGGTCGTTCTTAGTAATCAGATGCCCTATTCCAAATGTGGGCAATCCCAGATGGTCAAGGTATATTTCATACTTACAGCCCTCGTCTTCAGCTAGTTCTTCTCTCAACTTATCTAGATTCATTTCTTAGTCTCCGACCCTAACCACACTGCAAACGCCCCCGTCATTGCACCTGATACTACGCTTATCATCGCACTCTGTTGTGTACTCAAGTCTTCTAAGGACATCCCCCACTCTATAACTCTTATATACATCACTGTCATAACAAGCATCATTAATCGTGGTACTATCTTGTATTTTAATATTGTTTCTGCCGCCATTATTTTCTCCCAAACAACTTTGTAGCAGAACGCACACCGAAGCTAGCGGCAACAATAACGCCAAGACTGTACTGATACCATTGAGGCATTGATTCCAACTGAGCAAAACCATTCGATACTACCTCTTCCATTCCGGGGATGAACGCCAGTATAAGCGGTATGCTAAATAAAATTACCAACCACTCGTCCTTCCACGAGGATTGGCTACCCTTCGCCATCTCCAAATCCCAATCAATCTCACCCGTAGCCTTCTTCTGCATGACCACAGCTTCAGCCTGTGCTTTGGCTACCTTAGTTGCTGATTGAGCTTTCTTCTCTTCTACTTTACCCTTTAGCCAAGTCCCTGCCAAATCCGCAACAGGTCCTACTATCATGTTTAACATTTCCACCTCTTACGAGCTTGACGTAGACGGCTGTTTGGGTCTTTAGCTGCCTTTGGAAACTTCTTCATCTGTCCTGCAGACCTAGCACAGAAAGACTTACGACGCTTCGCATCCTTGCTTCCTGCTTTGACTTTACCTGTGACAGCAGTCTTGAGCTTACTTCCGGGGTTCTTCCTACGATAAGCCTTGACACCCGCCTCAGTCATGCCTGCTCCCGCCTTTGTTGGTCGGAAGTTTTTCCTGTTTCGTTTTGGCATGTTGTCGCGTTTACGTGCCATTACTTTTTCCTTGCTGTTTGTGCCGCACGTTTAAAATTAGCTGTTGTAGGTGCGCCCTTACTACCTGCCTTACGCATTTTCTCTCCACTGCCTGCTTTGATACGTCTGCGTTTAGCCGCGATATTGGCGTATAGACCCTTACGTTGACCCATGATTATATCCTTACGATAAGAGGGGGCAAGTTGCCCTGCCCCCAAGTTTTATTACGCAAACGAGGCTGCAGTTTCTGCAGTACCCATTTCCGCGATGACAGCAAAGACACGAACTTTACCATCAAAAGTTGCTGAATTGACAATCAAGTCAATCGTATCTGCGGCACTATAAAATTTTGAAGCCGCATTGATTTCTTGGTTTGTTCCTGTAGCGTCTAGAGCAGAAACATACAAATCATCGTCAGCGTCATCCCCTAAATCGAGAACGCATCCTGAGTTAGATGTTGCAGTTAAAACTTCTGCACCTGCCATTAGAACAAGTGTGTTAGCCTTCATCTCAAACACTTCGACTGAATCAGAAGTGGTCAAGTTTGTGCTTGAAAAATCGAGAACTACCTCGACTATCTGAGGCTTGATGCCAAGAGAGACACCAGCAACAGCACCAGTAACAGTATAGTCAGCCATTTATAAGTCTCCCTATTAGTCAGTCTTAACAACACCAACAGCTAGTGCTTCAGGGCGTAGGACTTTACGTCCAAACACATGAAGACCGCGTACGATGTCGCTAAAAGTTTCAGTTGAACGCACCACTTCGGTTTTAGCGATGTGAGATGCGGTTGAGGTTGAGGACATATGTCCACCAAGAACTACAAAGTCATTAGTAGTATCCTGAGAAGTTATAGTCACAACATCAGTGCCAGAGTTATTAAGTACAGTAGACTTATAACAGTTGAACCCAGCAATGTTGCCCTGCATTACAAGACCATTGCGGAGTGGTGAAGTTGCGTCACCAGTTACCTGAACTTCAGCAAACTTCGCACCAGCTTTGAACATGTTCTCATAGAACACTGGTGGTGCTACGAACCAACGATTTTCCTCTGGTACAGAGTTATCGTCCATTAGACGAGCCATAGACAACAATAAGTTGACTGCGGCATCTTCGTTGCCTGAACCTGTAATATCTACAGGTGAAGAGGCAGAGCCAATACTAGTGCTTGTACCAGTAATACCAGCACCATCAGCCATAG